CACTCGGTGGACGAAGCGAACGCCGCCGTGTACGCCATGCGCGCAACGGTGCTTCACTCGGTGGACGAAGCGAACGCCGCCGTGTACGCCATGCGCGCAACGGTGCTTCACTCCGAAACGGAGATTTCGGCGGTTGGTTCTGGTCTGCAAGGGTTAGTGATCCTGGACCGTGGCCTTCAGGGGCTTGTCGTCTTCCCATCTGTGGAGGAGTGAATGGCTGGGATTCCCAAGTTCGTAATTGCCATAATCGAAGACCTTTCGATCGTGGCGCAGAAGTTGGCGCCGAACTCGGTCCTCACCTCGAAGATCGCGGACCTGGCCGTTACCCCGCCGAAGGCAGACCTGACCGAGGAGTGGGACTTCGCGACCGGGAAGCTACTCGTGAACGGTGTCGCGGTGGAAGCGGGGCCGGCGAACCCGTCGACGCCGGGGGTCTTGTGGGTCGACCCTGCCGCTGATGCCGGGGGCGATGGGTCTTTGGCTACGCCGTACAACGACCTTCAGGACGCGTGCAACGCTGCATATCAGGCGAACCTGGTCACTCCGGGCACCGTTGGGACCGTGCTGTGTTTCCCGGGGGACTACCTGACGAAGTTCGACGGTACTCGTTACCCGTTCTCGAACGGGGGAGTCGAGATCGACGGGTTCACTGTGCGCGGCCTCGGGGGGTCGAAGGTGACGCGGATCGTCGCGGATACCGGCCTGGGGTTTTTCAACGTCGTTCTACGTGAGAACGCTATCCTCGACGGGTTCACCTTGGTCCCTGATGGGAGCGCGGCTGTCCTGGTGTACTCGCCGAGTGGCCCACCACAGGGATCTCTAGGGCGGCGTTCTGTGGCGAGGGACATCATCTTCGACGCCGAGCCCCTTTCACCTGCCCTTGCGGGAGCGTGTTTCTCGGTGTTGGGCGCCAGCGGTGACACTGAAAACGTCCTCGAGGACTTCGAGGTTCGTGGGGAGTGGGACAGCGGGATCGGGTTCTACACGGACAGCGAGAACGGCTCTTTCTATGTGCGGAACGGTCGTATCGCCGATGACGCCCGCTTCGACTTCTCGGTGTTCTACGTCGGAGGGACCTTCGGGCCTGCCGGTGTGATGCACCTCTACGTAGAAAACGTCCACATTCCGGCGTCGGTCACTGTGACGGATGACTGTTTCGTGGTCGACGAGAACGGTGTCCTTCACCTCCACGATGTGTCTGTGGATGGCGCCGGCGCAAACGGCATCGCGGCAACGGACAACGGCGCGATCATCGGCGACGGGGTCCGCGTCGTGAACTCGGTGGGCGCTGACTTCAACCTCGCCGGAACATCGACTTTGGCCCTGACCGGCTTCGTGTACGGGGCGAGGAACTACACCCTCACCACGACGGGTACGGTCGAGATCAACGGTGCGGGCCCGTGGGTCCCGATGGTCGGTGACCTGGCCGCCAATTGGGACGACGCCGCGAACCAGGGGTGGGGGACGGAACCGTTCGCCTACCGCCTCCATTCTGACCGGACGGTCGAGTGGCGCGGGGGAGTCGCCGCGACTTCGGCCGCCGCGCTGGCGGGTTTCCTCACAACTCCGGCGCCAGTCGCCCCCGATGCTCTCATTACGGTCTGGTGGTCTTCGGCAGCTTGGGAAGGCGGAGGCGCGAACGCGACCTCACGAGTCGTCTCGTTGGGGTCGGGCGGGGCGCAGGTCGAGGATCACCCATCCTCTCCGAACGTCGATAGCGGTGACGTCTACTTCTTCGACGGATTTCGATACCCGATCCCATAATTCGGAAGGAAGCAAGACATGGCACGGATCGATCTTGGGACTTCGACCACCCTGACCGTCTCCCCTGGTGAAGATGGCGAACCCACCGAGATCGAGGTGGACAGGGCAACGCGTGAACTGAAGTTCACCGAGGCCAGCGCCGACCTGGAGTTGAGGTGGTCCCACATCGAGCGGAATCCTGTGACGGTCCCTACCAGCGGAGGGACTGTGGTGATTCCTTCGTGGCTTGGTTTCGGACTCCGTGGTGCGAAGTTCGTTCTGTCTGGTCCACAGTCGTCGACTTGTGTGGTCGAACCGCGTTAGTCTGGTACAGAATGGAAGCCAGAACGGACATCGACCGGAACGCCCTGATCCGCCAGGTGGAAGACCGCCAGGCGGAGAACGACCGGTGGGTCCGCCGTCAGGTCCTCGAGAACAACCGGATCGATGTCTTGATGGTCGAGGTCCTGGGGTACGAGTGCCAGCCTTTCCACCGCCAGATACAACGCCACATGTTGACCCATCGGGACGCGATGACCCTGGCGTTCCGAGGTGGGGGGAAGTCGACGGCGTTGACGGTCGTGGGGACTCTGTTCGACATCGTTCGGAATCCTGACATCCGGGTCTGCATCGCCTCGAAGACCGAGGGGCACGCGCGAAAGGTCCTGTCCGAGGTGAAGCAACACCTGGAACAGAACGAGACCTTCAGACGGATCTTCGGCGACCTGGTCGGGGACGATAAGTGGAACGAGACCGAGATCATCGTGTCCAGCCGGAAGCGTGCCGCGAAGGAGCCGACCGTGTACGCGGTTGGGATCGGCGGTCAGGTTACCGGATCTCACTTCGACGTGATCTACGGGGACGACCTGGTCGACGAGGACAACAGCCGCACGAAGCACGGGAGGACCAGGACGAAGACCTGGTACTACACCGCCCTTGACCCGACCCTGGAACCGGACGGCCGGCGCCACATCATCGGCACCCGCTACCATTACGACGATTTGTACGGCCACCTCCAGGCGAACGAACTGGCCGACGCGACCCTGATCATCCGCGCCCTTGACGCCCTTGGTCGTTCGCCATGGCCCGCGAAGTTCCCGCCCGACTACTTCGAGAAGAAGCGGGATGCCCTTGGCTTGATCATCTTCAACTCGCAGTACCAGTGCGACACCGAGGCGATGAAGGGGGAGGTGTTCAAGTTCGATGATCTGGACTTCGTCGATCCCAGCGCTGTCCCGGCCGAGGTCCGCGGGTACGCTGGCTTCGATCTCGCGATCAAGGAAAAGGAGGCGAATGACCGGTTCGCCGAGGTCGGGATTGGGGTCGACGACGCCGGGGACGTGTGGGTCCTTACGTCTTTCTCGAAACACCTTCGATTCGGGAAACAGACGGGGAAGATCACCGGGACATGGCGGTCCGGTTTGGATGGGTGGTTCGCCCCCGGCGAGGATGGGTCTTCGGGTCTGGTCGAAATGGGGATCGAGACGAACGCCTACCAGGACGCGCAGTATCAGAACCTCGAAGACACCGTTCCTGGAATCCGTCTGGTTCCGGTGACCACCCTGAAGGACAAGTACACACGCGCCTTGAAGTTGGCGAACCTGTTCGAACGAAGGAAGGTCCACATCGTTGGACGCCACCCGCAACTCGTGGAGCAGCTGGTACTCTTCCCGAACGGTGACTTTGACGACCTCTTCGACGCCCTCGACATCGCTGTGACCGTCGCGTTCCGGAAGCGGCGTCGCCGTCAACGTCGACGACGGGATAGAGTGGGCGTGATCTGACGGACGGAGGCCGACGTGGCTGACAGCGCAACCCCAACCGCCGAACCGACAGGCCAGGTCGTGCCGATGGTCAAGGCGAAGAAGCCGAAGCCACGGAAGGCCCGGACGGATGCGCGGAAGATTCGGGCGTTGGTTCTGCCTGTCAACGCCCCGAATCGTGTCGACGTCGAGAAACAGGACGAGGCTGAATCCAACCTGAAACCCCTCGAGGATCTGATCCGCCAGGGGAGGGTGATTCCGCCGCCCTTCAACCTGCACGTTCTCTCACAGCTTCCGGAGCAGAACAGCGAACTAAACCAGGTAATCGAGGCGATGGAGCAGAACGTCGTGGGGTTCGGGTGGCGCCTCGAGGCTACCCCGACCATCGCGACCGCTTTGGTCGGAGCCCGACCCGCCGATGGTCAGGAACTCGAGGACCCGGACATCGACATCGACCAACTACGGGAAGACGTCGAAGACGAGTGGGAAAGAGTCGACGAGTTCCTGTCCTATGGGAACTGGGATCCGGACTCGTTCACGTACCTCCGTCGCCAACAGCGGAAGGACCTCGAGGCCACCGGGAACACCTTCCTCGAGTTGATCACGAACCGCGCCGGTGAACCGGTGAACTTCCGGCACGCCCCATCGTACCGGATGCGCCTGTCGATCCTGGACGAGGAGTTCACGACGTACCCGGAAGTTCGGGTGGTCGGTCGGGGGAGTCGCCGGCGTCTCGTGACCAGGACCCGACGGAAGAGATTCCGTCGCTTCGTTCAGGTGGACAACTTCGGATCGCGGTCGAAGCTGACGTGGTTCAAGGAATGGGGCGATCCTCGTCCGATCAGTGCCCGGACGGGTGAGGTCCTGGCCTCTGACCGGAATCAGGAACGCCTGGCGAATCCTATGATTCACCGTCGGATTTACGCTCCTCGGACTCCCTATGGCGTCCCCCGTTACATGGGGAATCTCCTGGCCATCCTTGGAGGTCGCGCCGCCGAGGAGATCAACTATTCGACCTTCCGGAACAACCAGATCCCGTCCATGATGCTGATGGTCAGCAACGGGCAGTTGACGCAGGACACGATCGACCGGATCGCCGACTTCGCCGAACACCACATCCAGGGTGACGACAACTATTCCCGATTCCTGATCGTCGAGGCGGAGCCGGACGACGGTGTCGAGGGAGGCGGTCAGGTCAAGATCGAGGCGAAGCCGCTGACACAGGCACAGCACGATGACGCCCTGTTCGTGAAGTACGAGGACGGGAACGCCGACAAGGTCCGACGGGCCTGGCGACTCCCGCCTATCATTGTAGGCCGTTCAGACGATTATACCCGTGCAACCGCCGATACCAGTCGCCGCATCGCCGAAGAACAGGTCTTCGAGCCGGAGCGTCGGGAGGAGGACTGGCACTGGAACCGCGTCCTCGTGGCGAAGGGGATGGCCTTCCACGAGTTCCGTACGAACTCGCCGAACGTGACCAACGATCAGGACTTGATCCGGGTCATGGCCGCCGCCGAGAAGTCCGGCGCCATGACACCGCGCCTGGCCCGCGCCATCCTGTCGGACATCCTCGGACGTCCGGTGTCCGGGGTCGATTCCGAGGTGGTCCCGGTGGACGTGCCGTTCACACTCACCATGGCCGAAGCGGTGAAGAACCAGGCGAACCCCGCGGAGCCTGGCCAGTCCGTGACCGCGATGAAGGCCGACGACATCGCAACTTCTCTCCTGGAACGGCTGGTCGGTGTTCGGGAGTACATGCTGGCCGACCTTCGGAAGCGGGAACGTCTCTTGGCTGACGGTAGAGTCCCGGGTCTGGCCCTGTCCTCCGAGGAGGCCGCCGCCGTTCTCGAGGGTCGTCAGGTGGTCGTGAAGGCCACCCTGGAAGCGGACACCGATGATCGCCACTTCCTCCTCGTGGACGATCTTCACGCCCTGGCCTTCGTCCAACTAGCTGCGCCGGTCGAACGGGACGGGATGTTCGAGTATGAGGTGACGTCCGTGGAGCCGATGGCACCGACACCACACGACGGCCTCGGAAGCCAGGACGGGATGTTCGTTGAAGGCGTGAAGGTCCCGTGATCCGGTCGGTCGCCGGAGCCGTCCGCGACTTGGCCAGGGTGGAGACGTACATCGAACGCCAGGCCGCCCTCCCCGAGTACGTCACGATCAGGCGCCTCGAGGGCCGCATGGGCGAGGCCGGCGTCCTGGAGTGGACGGAGAAATCGAACACGGTGATCGCCCGTCTCTTGGCCGCCGCGCCGGAGACCTTGACGGAGGCGTTTTTGTCCTCGGCCCCCGGTCGTCTGATCGACGGGTTTGGGACCTGGCCGTCCGAGGACTTGACCGGAATGATGGACGATCTCACCCGGGAGACATACCGCCTGTCCGCACAGGTGATCGCCAGGAAGGCAGCCGGGGCGGAGCAATATCAGAAGATCCTGGTATTCCGCCAAGCAGAGGTCCCCGCGGAGATCGTCCCGTCATTCGACACCGCCGACGTGGCCGCCATGGACTACCTGTCGGAGTCGCAAGTGTTCTGGATGCGCCAGCATTTCGACACCGATACCGTCAACGCGATCCGTGCCGCCGGGTGGGTGGAACTCGAGGGTCTGTCCGGGAAGGAAGCTGGCCGGCGTCTTCGTCGACTGGCAGAACGCCAGTTCGGGGTCGGGACCTTCGCCGCGTTCACGGACGCGTACTTCGAGGGGACCGCGGTGAACGCCGCGACGACGGCCCGTGTCGTCGGCTCCGTGTACGAAATGCGCGACATCGGGATCGAGTTCTACCAGGTGATCGCCGTCATGGACGAGCGGACGACGCCGATCTGTGAACACATGGACGGGAAGCGGTTCCCCGTCGACGCCGGCGCCTCGAGGATGGACGACATCGTGGCGACGGGAGATCCGAACGGTGTTCGTGATCTCCACCCATGGCGCCCGAACACCTTCCGGACAGACCTGGCAAACCTCGGGGTGAACATCCAAGTTGGGACGCCCCTGTCGAACACCGATGCCCTGAAGGCCATGAATGCGGGATTCGGCTTCCCACCGTATCACTTCAAGTGCCGGACAACCGTGGATATCGCCTGATGCCCGTCAGGACGTGCCAGATCGACGGCCGCCCGGGGTTCAAGTGGGGAGACGCCGGTACATGCTACCCGTACACTGCGGGGGACGAAGCCTCACGTGAAGCCGCCCGCGATCGTGCCATCGCACAGGGGATCGCGATCGGGGATATCGACATCGACAAGACATCCACGACTGATAGAGAGAACATCATGATCGACGTTAGCAAGATGGACCGCGCCGCTTTGGTAGGGCTTCACGCCACGATCGGTGCGCGTCTGGCCACGATGGACCAGCCCGCGCCTGCTACCCCGCCGGCACCCGTAGCGAAGGCCACCGCCGACGTGGCGTACGACTGGACCGCGACCTTTCCAGTGTCCAAAGTGGTCGAGGAAAAGCGCTTGGTCACCGGCGTTGTCCTCGAGCCCGATGAAGTCGACGCCCATGGTGACTTCGAGAAGGCGGAGACCATCGAGCGGGCCGCCCACAAGTTCCTCGCCGAGTACAACCGTTTCACCGAACTCGGTGTTCAACACACGATGTTCGGCGAACTCGGGATTCAGCTCGTCGAGTCGTACATCGCGCCTGTCGATCTCACCTTCGGTGAAGAGGTCGTGAAGGCGGGGTCTTGGGTTATAACTGTCAAGGTGATCAACGATACCCTGTGGCAAGCGATCAAGTCGGGAGCTATAACGGGGTTCAGCATCGGAGGCGTTGCAACTGTCGCCGCCCCGGCGTAGAGTTCCACCGCTGACGTTTTCAAGGTACACTGTGGCCAACGATGGCAAACCAGAACGCCGAACCCCGTGAACTCCTGGACATCGATGTCGGAGAGGTGTCGATGGTCGATGAGCCGGCCATTCAACGGAAGTTCGTCATGGTGAAGCGAAAGGGCGATACAGGATCGAACGCTGATACCTTGGCCGACACCGACACCGACACCGACACCGACACCGACACCGACACCGACACCGACACCGACGGAGACACCGTGTCCAAGATCCCCGCCGACATCGCGAAACAGGGTCTCCCGATGTTGACCGCCCTCGCCGAGGAGCGGTTGACTGCAATGGTTACCGGCATCACCGAGATCCGCGATGCTCTCACGGCCGGGACCTTGACCCGCGAGGACGCCGGAGAACGGTTCCGGACGATCTCGTCCCTTCTGTGGGGCGCCGAAGACGACGTGTTCGCCCTCGCGAAGTCCCTGACTGGAAAATCCTTCGATGTGGTCGCTCTCGCGAAGGCCGCCAATGTGTCCGAAGACACGGTGGCCGCCCTCAAGGCGCGCCGCATGACCCAGCGCCGCCTCGACGAACTGAAGTCCGCGCGCGACATGATCACCTCTCTCCTGACCGAACTCGAGGACGCCATGAACACCGACGCCGAAGAGACCGCCGACAAGGCCACCGAGACCACCGACAAGAACAAGGGTGGTGCCTCCGGTACCCTGTCCGAGGACATGACGAAGGCCATCACCACCGCCGTCACCGCCGCCGTGAAGGCCGGTGTGGACGAGGGCCTGAAGCCCGTCAACGATCGCCTCGACGCCCTCGAGACGAAGGTGAACAAGGCCGGCGACACCGGTGCGGAAGCTGCCGATACCGATACCGACGAGGACGCGATCACGAAGGCGGTTCGGAAGGCCGTGAAGTCGGAGATCGCCCCGCTGGCCCAGCGTCTCGACGCTCTCGAGGCCGAGCCCGGGACCACCGGCGCCGATGGCAACGACACCACCACCGATGGCGTCCAGAAAAGCAAGCCCGGGACCTCCGGGTTCTGGTCCGGCGCCGGCCTGTCCCCGCGGTAACTACCGCGGGGGGAAGAACCAACCCCCTCTCCCTACCAGCGGGCGACCGCAAATCCGACCCGGAGGAACCTCCCATGACGAACGAAGCCCTGATCGCCTTGCTGGTGTCGAAGGGGATCATCGCGACCGGTGATCTCGGTACCGGCGGCAAGCTGAACGACGCGCAGTCCGATCGTTTCATCGACTTCGTGATCGACGAGACCGGCCTGAACACCATGGGCCGGGTCGTTCGGTTCCGAAACGAGAACCTGAATATCGACAAGATCGGCGTCCATTCCCGCGTGACCGTCCCCGCCGAGGAGGCCCGTGACCCGGCCGTCCGGCGCGGCGTGAACACGAGCCAGGTCGTCCTCACTCCGTGCGAGCTGATGACCCCCTTCGAAATCTCCACGAACTTCATGGAGCACAACATCGAGGGGGAAAGTGTCGAGGACACTGTGGTCCGCCTGATGGCGACGCAGATGGGGAACGACGTCGAGGGCCTGTACATCGAGGGTGACACCCTCGGCCGCGCCGCCCTGGAATCCGACCTGTTCGAGGGCGGGGACACGACTCGGTACATCAAGGACTCTCTGATGGCCAAGCTGAACGGCTTCCTCCGCCAGGCCGATTCCGCCAACCTGGTCGACGTCGACGGCGCCGCGATCTCCCCGAACGTGTTCAGCCAGATGCTTCAGTCGATGCCGAACAAGTTCCGCCGGAACCGCCGTGATCTCGTGTTCCTGGTCCCCGACGACCTCGAACAGCAGTACCGGGAGCGGGTGTCCACCCGTGCGACTGGCGCCGGCGACGCCGCCCTGAATGGCCAGGCGAACCTCCGGCCCTTCGGCGTCGAACTGATGCCCGTGTCCCTGTGGCCCATGAACACCCCCGTCGTCGAGCACATCACCTTCACCGGTTCCGGTTCGACCGTGGCCCTCCGGTACAACAACCTCGTGTCCGGGTCCGATGTTGTGACGGACATCACCCTCGACAAGGTCCCGACCACTCCGTACGTGGGCGCCGGTACGGACTACACCTTCGACGCCACCGCCGGGACCATCACCCACGGGGGCGGCGGTTCTGCCATCGGGGCCACCGCGACCGTGAAGATCACGTACGACGCCGGCCCGCAGATCATCCTCACCCCCCGGTCGAACCTGATCTTCGCCATCGGACGCGACATCACGATCGAGCGCGACCGGGACATCTTCGCTCGCCTGAACCAGTGGGCGATCACGACCAAGGTGGACGTGAAGTTCGAGGAGATCAGCGCCGTCGTCAAGGCGTACAACGTCGCGTCCGCCCTGTAGCGGCTGATCGATCCGTTCCGTCGGGGGCGGTCCCAATGGGCCGCCCCCTGTTGTCCGAAGTCCATGACTTGACCCGGGAGGTACAACATGGCGCCCTCGAAGTCTTACACCGCGATCCTGGTCCAGGGAGCGGCCCTCTCCTGGCGCGGTCGCAAGTTCCGCCGCGGAGTCCCCGTCTCCATCGAGGCTCACGAGGTCGAGACCTTCCGCCAGAACGGGCGGTTCAGCGTCCAGACCATCGACCTCGAGGCCCGTCGGAAGGCGCAGGAAGAGGAACAACGTCTCGGGAGGCGCAAATCCCGGCGGGAGGTGAACGCCGACAAGGCCGCCCGTGGTGGCGAACAGCCGAAGCCCTCTCCGGCTCCGGGGAAGACCGTGACTCCGGAACGCCTTCTGAAGTTGGCCGAAGCCGACGTGTCCGCGAAGATGAAGCGCGGGACCCTCGAGAACATGGCGACGCAGATGGCGGCGACCGGCCCCAAGGGGGAGGCGCCCGCCGATGCGCCGAACCGCGACGTCCTCGTGTCCTGGATCGAACGCCGACAGGGTGAGATCCTGGCCGCACATCAGGCCGACGAGGACGACGATCTCGACGAGGACGACGATCTCGAGGATGGTGACGAGGACGACGATCTCGACGAGGACGAGGGCGACGACGACCCGATCGACCCGGATGATGACGACGAGGAGTGATTCCCTCGTTCAGGGGGGTCACCGTGATCCGCGTCAACACGTCCGACGGCGCCACCCTCGCCTTCGATCTCGAGGATGAGGGCGACGCCGTCAAGTGGAAACAGGTCCAGGCGGATACCCGCTTTCAGCGATCCGTCCGGGCTGTGTCCGTTGTCCTTCGAGGCCCTGGCCGTGATGGGCGTCACCGTGACCGCGCCGTGTTCGCCTGCCCTACCCCTGAAGGGCGAGTCCGGAATGTGACGTGGGACGCTGACCTGGTGAGGGACGAGGACGACCATGTGGTCCGTGAACGCGTCCACTGCTACGCGGGAAACGTCCACCTCGTCCTGAACGTGTTTCGTCGGCGAAACCCTCCCTGGTGTACGGTGGATCTGTTTCATCCGGGACGCCGTGTGCTACTCCCTCCGGCGTTGATCGGCTAGATTGGGTCAGGAGGTCGAGTGCCCTACCTCGCACGCGGACAGGAGAACAACCAGCGGATCCTGGCGCTTCACGCCGTGGATTGGACGGGTCATTTGTACGATCCGGACCTGGTCGAGTTCCGTGTGATCGATCTCTCTACTGGTCTCCAGGTGTTCCCTGTTGCCGGGTACGAGGACGTGACCGACGAGGGCCGGGTGTCGAAGGGCGTGTACAAGGCGTTCGATACCGTCCTGGACGTGGGGTGGACCCCCGAGGTCACCGCGACGATTGGCGCCCATCGGATCGATTGGCGGTTCACATCTTCGGACGGCCTGTCGACGAGGGCTTGGTCCCTCGAGTTCGATGTGTACGAGGAGGATACTGGTCTTCCGTTCTGGACGTACCTGACCCCGAACCAGGTCCGCGCCGAGGGCATCGCAACCGCCGAACTCGACGACGTCCGCCTGGTCGCACTGATTCTCCGGATTCAGCAGCACATCGAGCGGGAGACCCGCCAACCCTTCCGACCGGTGGCGATCACTGACCTCGGGCTGGATGGGTCAGGTTCCGCCCTCCTTCCCCTGTCGGTCCCGATCATCGGTGTCGACTCCCTCCGGATCAACCACTCGACACAGGACCTCGATCCTTCGGCTTACAGAGTGTACTTCGCTCCGTCCCTCGGAGACGATCCCGGGTGGCAACCGAAGGACTACCGGCGCAACCCGAAGATCGTCCTGGCCGCCGAGTTCACCCCGTCGCCCTTCAACACCGGAGGAGTATTCGGGTCCAACCTGAACGCTGGCCGTTTCCAGCCTGGCGCGAAGCCGACCACCCTGGCCGGCGTCTTCGGTTTCGTCGAGCCGGATGGAACAACTCCTCTTCTGATCCGCCAGGCCGCTCTGATGCTGGCTCTCGCGAACACCCCCCTCCTCGAGGCCGGCGCAGGTGGCGGAGGTGGGCCAGGTGGTCCCGTGGTCCGGGAACGCACTGATCGTCACGAGGTCGAGTACGCCAAACCACCGGCGTCCGCCACCCTGTCCTCGTCCTTCAACACGTCCCCCGAGGTCGAAGACATCCTCCGCCGATACAAGGGACCGATCGGCATGGCGTCTCCCACGACCAGGTGGGACACTGTGAGGTCCTGATGGCGTATCAGGTCCGCCTCCTGTTCCCCGTCGACGTGACTGTCCAACCGACCGACAAGGCGAACACGGAGTACAACACCCTGGCTCGGGAACCGGTTCTCGAGGTCGCCCGCGCCACGTCCATCGTGATCAAGGCGCAGGTGGAATGGGCCGAGCGGAAACGTGGCGCGCAGGATCGAAGCGGTCGCGAGGATAAGTCCCAAGGGTACTTCGTGGTCTTGACGAAGGACCTGACGACCAAGGGGTGGACCCCGAAATACGGCGACAAGATCACAAACATCCCCGATCACCCTGGGGTGTACTACGTGATCAGCGCCACACCTCACGCCCACCGCGGCGGAAAGTCGCGGACCATGCATGTCGAGTTCCGCGATCGCATGCCCACGAAGGCGGGGTGAACCATGGGTGTCAAGTTGACTCGGGAGTGGGGCGAGTTCCAACGGTTGCTTCAGTCCGACGCGTTTCGGACTCGAGTGGCCGGTGAAGTCGGTCGCGCCACGAAGGTCAACGCATCGATCGTCCGACGGGAGTTCCGCCTGTCGATCCGAGACAGTGGGTTCGACAGGAACGCCAACCTGACCACCTTCATCAAAGGTTCGTCGGGGACTCTTCGTGATTCTGGACAGTTGATGCGGTCCGTGGCCTTCCGGTCGATCAGCCCCTTCAGGGCCGAGGTGGGGGTTCTGAAGGGCGACCCTTCGGCGAACATCGCCATCATCGTTCACGAAGGCGCAACCATCCCTGTCACCGCGAAGATGCGCGGGATGTTCGCCGCCCTGGCTGATGCCTCAAGCGGACAACGGACCCCGGGTCGTCTCCGAGGACGCGCCCGGGAGTTGTTTGATCGACGATCTGAAGGGTGGAAACCCTTGAGGCCATCGACTACCGCCATCCGGGTCCCGGCGCGTCCATACATGCGGAGGGTAGTGGAGCGCCCTGAACTTCACCGCGCCCTGGCGAAAAACTGGCTGGCCGCCGCCGCCGCCGCTATCGCAGGGACCCGCGCTTCCCTGTCGACGAGGGTGTGATGGCCACGTATCGCCGCCTGATTCGATGTTTCACTGTGTCCCCCGATACCGATGTCCTCGGGGCCATGACGTTCAGCGACTCCGCGAAAATCGGCCTGACTGCCGATCGGGTGGCGATCTCTCTGAAGGTGTCCGCCGATGGCGCGCGCATCGAGTACCCGAAGAACACCGCCGGGATCTACTGCACGACACCGGCCGTCGGGGGCGACCTGATCCGCCAGTACGAGTTCGCGCAGTTCGACACCGTGGAGCCGACCGACCCGACCCTGAACGACCCGACCCTGGACCCGAACCCCGCCGAGGTCACCGACGTCCGTGGCCGACTTCATGACGGGACGACGGAGTTCTGGTACACCGCCGGTGTCTGGACGGCCATCACCGATCCGGACACCGACTGGAACACTCTCGAGGAGGTGTCCACGAACCTCCCGGCGTGGGATGCGAGTCAGCCTCTCGGGTTTGTGTTCGAGTTGTCCACGAAGGACGGGACCGTCTCTCCGTTGTTCCGGGGTGTTCGGGTCTTGTACGAGGTGGACCTGGTGTCGTTCCATAACGACTGGTTGTACACCACCTTGATCGCCGAAATGACCAGCACCATCCGTCCTCGTGCTGACCTGATCGTGCGATCTGACGGGACCGTGACAGTCGACCTCGGGGCCGTCGAGGACGCCCTGGAATCGGCGTGGGATGTCGTGGACGTGGACGCCGTCTTCGACGAGGACAGCGATCCGGCGCACCGAACGGATCTTCTGTCCAGCTACGATACCGGAACCAGACTGATCACGCTTACCGGTGCCCCCGCACCCGACACTCGACTCCTCATCCGATTCACGTACAAGCCCGTCGTGGCGGTGACCACGGACCACGACTTCACTGAACTCGGGGCGTCGCCCGCGGTTCTGTTCGAGTCGGTCGACGTCGAGGACCGCGGGGAGGCTCCGGAATCGGACAACATAGTGAACGTCTTTTCCGACCCGCCGATGGGCGTTATACTGCCAGCGCCGCGCCGGACCCATATGACGATCACCCTGAACATCACCGCCCCCGGCGCGGTGAACATGCGGAGACTCGCCGAAGCCGTGACCATCTTCCTTCAGGACCGCAGGACGATCACGAGCCCGACAGACGGGAGACGCGCCCGTGTCCGCATCACCGACCCCTTCAACTCGCCACCTTTGCCCGACCAGACTGGACTCCATTCAGCTACAATGGAATTCAGACTGGAGAACGTGTACGTGTGGCTCCGTCGCGCCATCGAGGCTACTGGCGTTCGACAGGGTGGCTTGATCATCCTGACGGACATCGGGCCGGCACAGATCGCCACTCCCGTCGGAGGATAGACCATGACCCAGCGCCGATTCGGCCCCATCCTCGGAGCGGGCGTCGCCGTCGTCGAACTCGAAGCCGACAAGCTGATTCAGCCGGCACCTACCGGGATCACCTGCTACGTCGGGAAGACCCTGAAGGGCAACACCGGAGAACTGATCGCCTGCCCCACCCGCGCCGACTACCTGAAGAAGGTCGGGGGGTACGTGGACGGAAGCGAACTTCCGGACGCCGCGTTCGACTTCTACAACCTGTCCTCTGGTCGGGGCGAGTTGTTCGTGATCCGCTTGACCGACGGAACTGAAGTCGAGGCCAAGGGGACGTTCTACTCCCGTCATGCTGGTCACGGCTTGTTCGCGGGGCCCATCGCGGATGCCGGGTGGTCGGAGACGAAGCGCGCCCTGGTGAAGGTCACCGCGAAGAACGGTGGTCGGTGGGGTGGTCGTCTGAAGGTGATCACGGACGCCGTCGTCGACGAGGCGACCGACATCACCGCGACGACCCTCGACACCGGAAAGACCATGTTGGTCGACGAGTGGAAGGGTGGGACCCTTCGACTCCGCGGCGTGACCTCGAAGACGTACGAGATCGTTAGCAATGACGCTGCTGGCGTGATCACCGTCGCCTCCGATCAGGGCATGGCCGCCGATCTGGCCGCTGGCGCTACCCCGACCGAGGACCGGTACGAACTGGTGTTGGACACCGAGGTCCTGGAGTTCCCGACGCAGATCGCCGGGACCCGCCGCGCCGTGTCCGTCCTGTGGAAGGACGGCCTGGAGAACGAGACCAGCCTGTTCGGCCTCGAGGTGTACGAGGACGAGGCGAAGGTCCTCGAGTACCCGAACCTGTCTCTCGATCCGACGAACAAGTGGTACGCGCCGAATGTGATTAACGAGGACACCAGCAACTTCTGGATCGACATCGAGGTCCTGTTCACCGGCACCATCACCGCCGACATGCGCCCGGGGAACTGGTACGGAAGGGCGAAGGCGTGGGCGTCCGACACGCTCACCCTTCAGATCGCCCACGTCGCCAGCGCGACCGGCACGAACCCGAACATCGGGTGGGTCGACACCTTCACTCTCCCGTCTTCGGCCGGGTTCCCCGACCGAGTGAAGAAGCAGCGGATCACCGTCACCTTCACGTCGGCCACTGCCTTTAACGTGACCACGTCCGCCGCCGATGGCGCGGAGATCGTGTACGCCTCCGGGTCCATCGTCTCCGGGTTCGCGACCATCGCCCCTCCGAACCGCTACGGGATCGGCTTCACCGTTCGCAGCGGTGAGGATGCCTTCACCGCTGGCGATATCTTCGTGATCGACGTCCTTCCGCTGCCGGTGGACGAGGATGGTACTGGCATCCTGGCCGGCTTCCTGTACCCCGACGTCGGATCCGACCCGCGCCAGCGGTTCCAGATCAAGTCCAACACGTCGGACACCCTGACCCTGACCGCCGCGCCGTCCCCGACGCCGACCGAGGCCGCCGCCGCGACCGGGACCATCGACACCGGCGCCCTGGGGTATCCGCTGACCCTGACCGACACGTCCCTCACGGTCCAGCATGGCGGGGTGGGGACGGTGACCATGACGATCGCCGCCGGCCCGCATGCCGACGCCGCCGCGACCGCCGCCGCGATCAACACCGCATGGCAGACCGCGACCGCCGCCCTCCTGACCGCCCCCGGCGACATCGCAGCCGACGGGGGAAGCGGGAATGTTCTCTTGTCCCTGGATGATTCTGGCGAGGTCACCGAGGTCGGGTACGAGTCCTTCCTGGTGATCGGAACCGACGACAACGCTGACCTGAACCTGACCGCCGGCCAGGCCATCGTCGGAACCCTCGGGGACGAGTTCCGTGTCCAGGCGCCGACCGAACTTCGCGCCGGGTACGATGGCCAGGACCCCGGGGAGACCGAGTTCCTGGCCGTCGTGGCGACCCCGTCGGAGTCGTTGTTCACCCGGTTCTTCGGTCAGTCGAAGGGTCTGGTGAAGGTCGCGACTCCGGGGGTCACGACCACTTCTATCCAGAAGGCGTTCCTGTCTTTGGTCGAGGCGTTCAGCTACCAGTACCGCGTCGAGATCCCGGCCAGCGTGACCGACGATGCCGCCGCAGTCGCGTACATCAACGACACGATCGGTCGGAACGATTTCGGGAAGACCTCGTTCCCGTCGTACGCGTACGTCCCGAATCCGCGCGGACAGGGTGTGGTCCTGCGCACCCTGACCGGGGCCATCCACGGGAGGGAAGCCCTCGTGGCCGGAAACTTCCAGGGGTACCACAAGGTCGCCGCTGGTCTCGACGTGACCCTCCCGAACGTCGTTCGCCTCCCGACCGGTGACCGGATCCTGAATGAGGAGATTCTGAACCCGAAGGGGATCAACCGGATCGTGAAGAAGAAAGGGAACTTCGTCCTGTGGGGCGCACGGACGATCTCCCTCGATCCGGCCTGGCAGTGGGCGCAGCAACGCGAGACGATGTCCCACTACGAACGCCAGTTCCTCGAGGAGTTCGAGTTCATCATCTTCGCGATCAACGATCGTGAGACACAGAACGTGCTGATCACCACGTTCCAAGCGTTCTTCCTTCCCGAGTGGCAGAAGCGCGCCATCCGAGGCGACACCTTCCAGGATGCCGTGTCCATCAAGATCGACGAAGAGAACAACACGAACCTCACGCGCGCGATGGGCGACCTGAACGCCGAGATCAAGATCCGCCTGGCCGACACGGTCGAGCGGTTCGTGATCCGGATCGGGAAGGCCGGCGTGTTCGAGTCCCTGGCGTAAGCCGTAGGAGAACCCCATGGGCATCAAAGGCACGCTGAATCCTGATCACATCCCCGTGAACAAGTACACGTTCGCGGTGGTCGGTCTCCTCCCCCTCGTCTTCACGCAGATCAGCGGACTCGAGGAGGAGATCGACGTCGTCGATCTCCCCGACCGAACCCGCGCCAGCGGCGGCAATACCCAGCCCGTCGAGTTCACCGTGATGCAACCGGCCTGGCACACGGCCGAGGTCCTGGCGATGGAGGTGTGGTTCGAGGAAGGGAAGGACCCGATCTCGTCCACCCTGAAGAAGCCCGTGACCCTGACCATCCAGTCCGGGACGGGGAACATTCGCCGACTCTACACCCTGACCGGGGTGTGGCCGTCGAAGCGGAAGACACCGGATCTCGATTACGAAAACGAGGGAGAGGGGGCGTTCATCGAGTGGACGTTCCAGTGTGACAGCATCATCGCCCTCTAGGGCGTCTCCCTCGGTAGCTTCACAACCGCCAGTTGGCGGACTTGGGAGTACCGACCACCATGAGTGAGAAGATCAACGCAGCGGCGGAATCACCGCCGGTACCTCCCGAGGGGTACGAACCGAACGTCACCGTGTCCACCTTCGAGGACTACGGCTCGCGCCTCCCCATCGGCTATCTGAAGGACGGCGAACTCCACCGCGGGTTCGCCTTCCGTCGGTTCACGATGAAGGAGGAACGCGCCCTCGAGGCCATCCGGAAGAAGCAACGCCGCATGACCATGGGAAGTCTGGTCTCGACGGTCCTGGCTCACATGTTGACCCGCCTCGGCCCGTACGACATGGACAGCCTGGACGACGGCCCCCGGCGCCTTCTGGTGAATCAGATGTACATGGCCGACGTGATGTACGCGTACATCATGCTTCGGATCGAAGCCCTCGGCCCGGAGGTTGCTTTCGACGTCGACTGTGCCACTTGCGCCCATCGGTGGCGGTTCAAGGCGGACATGACCAGGACGGACGTGAAGGTTGCTGAAGACCTGAACAGCCTGGTCCGGCGGTACACCATGCGGGACGGCGTCGAGACCCCGGACGGGACCACCGTGAAGGATCTCCTGTTGCAGCCGCCCCGGTGGCACGCCATGGCCTCCCTGAAGGCGGACGGCGGCATGGGTGACGTGAAGATGTTCATCATGGCGTCCGCAATCCGACAGGTCGGAGAGGGCAAGTTCCCCGCGACTGCGGACCTCCTGGACACCATGACGAAGTACGACCTCGAACACCTTCAGAGGGCCATCGACGACCTGACCCCGGGCCCGGAACTGGTTCTCGAGGCCACATGTCCTGCGTGTGCCGCGGAGAACAGGAGGAGTCTGGATTGGTCCTGGGATTTTTTCTTCACAGCCTCCTCCCTCTGAAGTCGGGGGAGGACCTTCGACGGGAGGCGTTCACCCTGGCCTATGGCTCGGGTGGCGCCTTCACGATCGGCGACATCGACGACATGGGCCG